ACACATTCAATTTTATAATTTTCAAATAATTTACTTCTTACTTTAACACTAGTTAGTGTCATTTCTTTACTATTTGTCATAATTTTTATATTTTAATATTTGAATATACATATATGTGGATTCTAAAATGTTGCAGAACATAAATGAGTTTTATTGAATGCACACCAATTACAATTATTATTAGGATTATCAGGGGTTGGTTGATGATCTACTTCAGCATAACCTTCTCTATCGAATACTTTTGTTATAAACTCATTTAAAGCATTTGTTGCTTTATTCATTTTTACTTTTCCAGATGCAGGAACAAATTGTTGGATCCTTGGTATTACATAATCTTCACTTTCCCATAACTTACGTTTAACAATAAAAAATTCTATGTTAATTTTTTCTAATGGAATATTAAATGTCTCACTAAAAAACTTTTTATATAGAATTAATTGGAATTGTTTATCTTCATCCTTTTTAGCCCATTTACTCCACCCTTTTGTTGATGTTTTTATATCAATAATAGTCCATTCATCTAATGTTTCATTGTATAACACAACATCTAGATAACCTTGGTATACTACGTTTGTATAGCGTTTATTAGGTGTAATAATTATTGGTACCTCACAACCAGCTAAGTATGTGTTTTTCTTTGAAAAATATCTTGATCTTTTTTTAATTAGGTAATTAATAATGTTTACCCCATCTTCAAAAAATTCCCTTAATTCAACAGCATCACTAAAATGACTATTTCCATTTTTCTTATACTGTACCCTATATTCTTCTGATAGTTTTTCTTCAAATATTCCAATAATATCTTCTCTATCAGCTGCTGCCCCACTAACATCATACATTACTGTTAAATAGTGTTGTAAAGCTTCATGTAAAGCAGACCCAAACACAGTATGAATTGTAGGTGTATAGGTTTTGTGACCTTCTTTGTATTGGAGTGACCATTTTTTAGGACACTGTCTAAACATAGAAAGTTGTGAATAAGAAACATTTTTCTGAAACGCATGGTTAATGGGTTCAGGATCATAATTTCTTACTAACTTTACAATAGCAGGAATTTTTTTCTTTGCCATTTATTTCCATTTACCTCTGGTAACTAACATCGCTATAATTCCATAATTAGATATATCTACCCAACTATCAATTGATGCTTCACCAGCAACATAATTTTTACCATTACGTTTTAAGATATTCTTTAAACGATTAATTTTATCATTACATCTAAGCCATATACCTGTAAGTGAAAGATCTCTATCTTCTCTAGTATTTAAATCTGATCCTAATGAAATATTTCCTAAACCATAATCCATCATTTTACTAGCAAATAGATCATATTGTTCTTTTTGAATTTTTTGAAATTCTTCTGCTAATTCAGGATATAATTTTTCAAAATCATTATTTTTCCTAATTGTATTAGGGTTAATGTTTTCTGCTTCTGGGTTATTTTCGTAATATTTTTCTACTGTACTGCTCATTTAATTAATTTTTTATTTTTACTAAAATATATTTTTAAGGTATTAATTCTATCGTCAGCATCTACTAACATAACAAGAGCTTCTTCTGCGTTTTTATAAAAATCCCCAGTAGAATGATCTCCAATACCTGTTGCTTTATTTCCTAAAAGTTCTAATGATAATAATGCTTTTGCTTTATCAGCTTCGGCTGATGTTATTAACATATTATATAATTCTGAATTCATGTTTTTAATAGTTTGGTTATTTCTTTTTTTTCAGTTCCCATAGATAGTAGAATATTTTTCACTTCTTTTTTACCTATAATGTCAATATAATGATTTGCTTCATAATATCCACATTCAAAATAAGTGGCTATTGTATTTAATAGTTCTTTATTTTTACTTTTAATATTAGATTTAATGTATTTATTCCATACTTTCTTTTTAGGAATCATATTACAATAAAAATTATAAATTCCTACCTTATCAGTAGGGTGCATTCTTTGAGCTATATTAGCTATTTCGATATTTTTTTGCCCCATAGAAATAAATCTATGAACCATATAAGAATTCCAACTATCCCAATCATCATCTGTAAATTGAGATGATGATGATTTATGTACTGTTATTTCATCTAACCAATCCCAGAGTTTCATATGTTATATTGTGGGTGAGTAGATTTCCATCCTCTATAATATAGATCTTGAGTAGCTTCATTTATACCCCAATATCCTTTTGTTAATCTATCCCAATGAGGAACTGATTTAAAATCAATAGGTGCTCTATTTTGGTAAAAGTTAGCCCATCCATCTATTTTAGTTGTAAATGGTGATGCAATGGGGTCTGAATTTAAAGTACCGTGTTCTACTCTTCCTAACCCAGCACAAGTCATAATAAACATACCGTTAGGTTTTAAATGATTAATCATATTTGCAATTGTTAAATCATAAAAAGGATCATGTTCAAATACTTCAAATGCTGATACTACATCAAATCTTTCATCACTTCTATAATCATGTCCTCTACCAACCCAACTAACATGCAGTCCGTCTTCTAGGTCAACACCCACCCACTCACAGTCTTTAATATGAGATGTTGGGTGGGGATTTCCATTAGCCGATCCTATATCTAACCATCTTTTCTTATAAAAGAATTCAGGGAAAAGACATTTAGTCTCATAAATAAAGTGCATTGGTTCGTGGTGCATTATGCTATAGTATGATCTTTATATTCATCTCTTAATTCAACTGGGATAGTTGATGTTAGTATTTTTCCTGTAGTAGGATCAAAAAATACAGGAATAGGCATAATTGCATCCTCTTCAGCACCTACTACAAATTTAGATACTTTACGCAATAATACTCCTTGTTGAAAAATTACTCCACCATCAGGAGTTTCAATTGATGTAGTGTTTTTAACATCTACATTCATGTTCATTTGTTGCTGTTGTTGTTTAGCCATTTTTGTTTTTATTTTGGTTTTTAAAATCTATTATAAATCCTATCGCTACTAAAATATTTAAACCTGCACTAGCGATTATTTCATGCAAGTCTTGATATACATTTAAACTTAGGTGTACATGCCCTATTATCCAAAATGGTATTGCCATTTGTTGACTGTACCATATTAGAGTAAATTCTATAAATTTCCTCATTAAACATTAATTAACTGATTTATTAATGCCATACAATTAATTTCTTTATCAATTCTAAAATTAGATTGGTATGAGTATTCATTAATATGATATGCTACCATTCCTTCTTTACCTAAAGCAAATATATGAGCATGATCATAAAGGTATCTATATAATTCTTCAAAATCTTGAACATTTGCATCTACAATTATTTGTCTAATAGTATTAAATCTTGGCTTATCATAAGATAATTCTTTTAATACTTTTGTCATATAATTAGATGATACTAATGCTGTTGTGTCTAAATTAACTTTGTTATTCGTTGTAGATACTTGTATTGTATTAAGCATCTTACGAACGTCAGGGTAGTTATTATTAGTAATTGTTTCTAAGTCACTAACACTACACTTTATACCTTCTTTTTGTACAACTTTCATTAAATGATTTATTACATCTAATTTACTTGGTGGTATAATTTTTAATGTTTGACATCTTGATTGTAAAGGATCTATAATACGTTCAATAAAATTACAAGTTAAAATAAAACGTGTAGTTCTAGAGAATGTTTCAATTACATTTCTTAATGATGCTTGTGCTTGTATAGTTAGAAAATCTGCTTCATCTAATATAACAACCTTAAGAGGTTTAAATGACATTGTACTAGCAAATCCTGATACTTTATCTCTAATTGTTTCAATACCCCTTTCATCAGAGGCATTAATATAAACATAATCACATTCTATATTTTTAACAATTAATTTTGCTAGAGTTGTTTTACCAGTTCCTGCGGGTCCGTAAAATATTAAATTTTGAATATCATTTTGATTAATATAACTTGATATTGATTTTTTAATACTTTCATTTCCTACATAATTATCTATATTAGTAGGACGATATTTTTCTACTAGTAATCCGTGATCTTTCATAACTTTTATTTTATATAATATACGAAAACTTATTTAAATGCCCAAACTTAAATACCTTGTCTAAATTCACCATACATACCATAAGTTTTTGGTGCTTCTTTTTTAACTTCTACTTTAGATGTTTGTATTGCATATAATTTACTATCCATAGGATCTAATCTATAAGCACCACTAAAATTAGTTTGGTGGTAAAATGCTTCTAAAGTATCTGTTAAATTAGGAAATATTTCTTTTTTAGGATCACCTTGGAGTGACCACCTGTCTCCAGGTGGTACTCTTGTGGCAATCAATTCATTATGTTCAACTGTTTTCTTTTCCATAATTTACATATTTATCATTGGAGCAGAAGTTTCTGGAACTGGGTCTTTAATTTCAGGGTGATCAACTACTACACATTCTGTTAAAAGAATTATTCCTGCTACAGAAGCTGCATTTTCAAGGGCAGTTACTGTTACTTTTGTAGGATCTAAAATTCCAGCTTCTTCCATATTAACAGTTATACCTCTACTTAAATCATAACCTGTCCAATAACCATCTCCACTATTGCAAAGATCCATTGCTAACATTTCAGCACGAGTATTATCATAACCAGCATTAACTAATATTTGGTTAAATGGTTTTCTACATGCATTTTTAACAATTCTATATCCTATGGTATCATCTTTTAACCCATTAGAAGCGTATAATAGTGCAGCTCCCCCACCTGGTACTATACCATTTTCAAGTGCTGCTTTTGTTGCATGTAATGCATCATCAACTCTATCTTTCTTCTCTCTCATTTCAATTTCCGTATGACCTCCAACATGAACAATAGAAACACCACCAATCATTTTTGCTAAACGAGATTGTAAATGTTCTATAATGTATGGAGTATCTTCTTTATCAATTTGAGCCTGAAGATTTGAAACATGCTCATTTATATCATCAGCATTACCTTTACCATCAACAATAGTTGTTTGTTCTTTTGTAATAGTTACAGCACGTGCTTCTCCAAACCAATCGTAACTAAACTTATCAAGCTTCATTCCTTTATTTTTATCAAAAACTTGACCACCTGTTAATTTAGCTATATCTTCAAGGATTAATTTTTTTCTATCTCCAAAATCAGGAGCTTTAATTGCTGCTACTTTAAGAATTCCTCTTGCTTTATTAACAATAAGAGTAGCTAACGCTTCTCCTTCAATATCATCAGCAATAATTAATAATGATTTATTTGCGCTTGAAACACCTTCTAGAATAGGTAACAAATCTTTAACTTGGGTAAATTTATGATCAGCAATTAAGACATAAGCATCTTCAAGTGTACAACTCATATCAGAGTTATTTGTAACAAAGAAATGTGATTTGTATCCTCTGTCAAACTGCATCCCTTCAACAGTTTCTAAATATGTTTCACCTGTTTTAGATTCTTCAATATGCACAACTCCATCTCTACCTACTTTTTCAATAGCTGTAGAGATTAAATTTCCAATTTCAATATCATTATTTGCTGATACAGTTGCTATTTGTTGTAATTGCTCTTCAGATGAAATTTCTTTTGAAATGTTGTCTCTAATAACATCAATAACTTCTTTTACAGCTTTATCAATATCACGCTTTATTTCATTAGCGTTTTCCCCATTATTAAGATGGTTTAACCCTCCCTTAACTAACTCACGTGCTAAAAGAGTTGAGGTTGTTGTTCCATCACCTGCTTTTTCATTTGTTTTAGTTGCTGCTTGTTTTACCAATTGAGCTCCTAAATTTTTAACTAAACCATGAACTGTGATGTGTTTAGCAACCGTAACACCATCTTTAGTATGGGTTGGTCTATAATTGTCATCATAACCATTATGGTCTATTAATACATTTCTTCCATTAGGTCCTAATGTGGATACAACGGCATCAGCTAGGATATTAATCCCTTCCATAACTTCTGCTCTTGCTTCTGGTCCGAATTTTACTTCTTTATTTGTGTATAGTGGCATTTTTTCTTTTTTATTTGTTAATTTTAGCTAATATTTGATTTTCTGGTCCTACCCAATACTCTTCACCATCATATGGTAATTTAGTAAAACCTTGTGTAGGTAGTACTACTACATCCCCTACACTACTAATAGTTTTAACAAATTCCCCAGTAATAGTGCTTTGTCCTGGTCCAACAGATATAACTTCACCTGTTTGATTTTTTTCATTACCCATATCAGGAACAATAATGTTACCGTGTTGAGTTTCTTCTGCTTCTATTGGTTTAACAATAACAGCATTAAATAGTGCTTCTAATTTCATAGTCCTTTAT